GCCAAGGGTCAAGTCAGAGATAGGCACTGACCACCATCAACACAAAAGCACAAACCATGCCTATAATTGACCATCACGGAAAACCCGAGGTAAGACTATGGCAGGACGACCAATCAACAAGCTGCATCAAGACGATGTAAGGAAGAAGATACAAGCAAGTCAATTAATAAATGTCTTGCAAGATCATGCACTTAGCGGGGAAGGGGATTTATCGCCCACTCGCATGAAAGCGATTGAGATTCTTCTAAAGAAGTCTTTGCCTGACCTAAGCTCTATCGAGCTAACAGGTAACGCAGACAACCCAGTGCAGGCAGTCAACCGCGTGCAGTTCGAGATTGTCAACCCTCAAGCTTAAAGTACCTGCCAAGCTCGCGCCATTACTCCAGCCCAAGCGCTACAAAGGGGCGTATGGTGGGCGAGGTGGGGCTAAGTCTCATTTCTTTGCCGAACAGATCGTATGCCAAGCCCTAGCTGGTAAGCGCATCGTATGTCTGCGAGAGGTGCAGATATCCATTAAGGAGTCGGTAAAACAACTTATTGTGGACAAGATCATCTCGATGGGTCTTGATTCACAATTCACCATCCTTGAGTCAGAGATACGAGGGCCGCACGACAGCCTGATAATCTTCAAGGGCTTGCAGTCCTTCAATGCTGCGAACATCAAATCGCTAGAGGGTTTCGATATTGCATGGGTAGAGGAAGCCCAGACACTTAGCCAGCACTCACTAGACCTGCTACGGCCTACCATTCGCAAGCCCGGCTCTGAGTTGTGGTTTAGCTGGAACCCGCGCTACAAGACAGACGCAGTAGATAAGTTCTTTCGCAAAGACAAGCGAGAGGATGCTATCTGCATCATGATTAACTGGTATGACAATCCGTGGTTCAAGGGCACGCCACTCTATGCGGATATGCTGGCAGACTTTGAGGCAGACGAGGACAAGGCTGAACACGTATGGAACGGTGCATACGGCTCAAGCCAAGGCGCTATTTTGGCTAAATGGGTTGGGAAGGCTGAAAGAGAAGGCCGCATTCATGACGGAGTAGAGTACGACCCAGACGGGGCGAAGATCGTTATATCTTCTGACCTTGGCTTTAGAGATACGGCGGCGTGGTGGTTCTGGCAAGCTGTACCGGGCGGGTTTAATCTTGTGGACTACACCCAAGGCAACGGCATGGACGCTGACGATTGGATACCTGAGCTAAGGGACAAGCTTTCAGACATTGGCGACAAGAACTGTCTAGGCAAGATATGGCTACCGTCAGACGCACGGGCAAAGACATTCCAGAGCAAGCACACAGCAATAGAGCGGTTTATCTCCGCTTTTGGGCATGACAAGCTGGCAATAGTCCCACAATCACGCAAGGCAGACCAGATTGAGAGCGCACGGACAGTCATTAAAAAATGCGCTTTTCACAAGACTAAATGCGAAGAGGGGATAGACGGTCTATTGGCGTGGGAGTTTGTCTACAATGAAGAATCTGGCGTATTTAGCCGTGAGCCAAACCATAACTGGGCATCACATCCGAGCGATGGCTTCGCTTACGGTTGTCAGGTAATGTCTCAAGTTACCCCAAAAGAAGAGCAAAAAGAGCAAGAATTTGCCATAAAAGGCGTAAATGGGCGCATAATCACGCAACCGCTCGATAAATTGTGGGCTGAAAATCCCGTAAAAAAGGATAGATACTAATGTCGTTACTCCCAGTAAGCTCAAACGCAGTGCAGCTAGACACCACTGCCCCCGCAGGCACTGATGTAAGCCTAAACGCAGTCCTTACCACTATCGCAGGCGCTGCACGAGCTGTTTCAACTGGGGGGAATGTCTACGCGCAAGGGCTATTGCTGACCAATGCAGGGCAGATACGCTATGTAGACGCTACCGCAGGACTGCCCGTCAATACCGTGTGGCTTAATGGCCTACCAACCTCTGACGGTGCATTGTGTGTGTCTAGCGGTGCAACTGCAACATGGGCGAACGGCATTCCCTTTGCTGCCAATGGCGCTGTTGTGGCTAGTGGCATTGTTAGCTCGCTGACCTTCGGCGTAACCCTCTCCAGCGTGGTTGGTGGCCTACCTACTAGCGGTAGTGGAATTGTGACCATCAACCAAGTCGCACCAGTTAACGCAATCACCCCAGTAATTGCGGTAAGTCGTAGCACTGGCGTTGCTCCCTTGGCGGTGACGTTCGACGCACTTGGCACAACAGCGCCAGCCCTTACATCGTTGCCCTTTGGAGAAATCCACTACGCATGGACGTTTGGCGATCCTGCTGGTGGCGCAACTTGGGCCTATGGCACCCGCCCCGGCGTTAACCTCAAGAACGAAGCAATCGGCCCGGTAGCCGCGCACGTATTTGAAACGCATTCGGCTAGTCCTTACACCGTCACATGTTGGGCCTTCTATCTGGACAGCGGCGGCACTTTGCATTCCGGGTCTAGCACCACATCAATCACAGTCACCAACCCGGATACGGTATTCGCTGGAACCGCAACCATTTGCATTAGCCAGAACAGCACCCCTGTTGCTGGTAGTGGTGGCGCTCCTGCCGGATGTGCTGTGCAGATGGTGCCGAACTGGAACACGATCCAAACTCTCGCCCAGACTTACAAGCGGATTTTATTGAAGCGTGGCGATACCTGGGATGTAAACGGCGAAGCATCTTTTGGCGCTTCGCAAGCTGGGCAGGGCATTATTGGCGCATACGGTACAGGTGCAAAGCCAATAGCATCCGTCAACATCAACGAAGGGGCGCTTCGTTTTGCTGCTGGCGGTAATGACTGGCGCGTGATGGACTTGACTGTCACATCGAATGATCTTGCAGTCCAGACATTCGGGCGCGGCATTGCGGTGATGGGCGGCAACAACGTCCTCCTGCTAAGAACTGATATCAACCGCACCGGGCGCATTCTCTTGGAGGGTGGCGGCGGAAGTGGCATGTATGTTGCTGATTCGGTAATTGGCCCGGCATCGTCGCAGGGCACCGACTCAATCAACATCTATGCGTCTACACAAGATCGAATCGGGTTATTGGGAGTTCGCTCAACGGGAAGTCGGGACCACGGAATACGACTGCAAGGCACTGCAAACAGCGTCATTAGCAATATCCAAGTAGACGGTGGGCGGCTATCTTCACACGTATGCACAATTCGCGGGAAAAGCAACGATGCGGTTCCGGCGACTTGGAACGGGCTGTGGACCGAAAACGTGGTTGTATCTGACAGCCTATTTGATGGGTCAACGGGTTCCATTGCAGCACTCGCATGTAAGCCCGTGAACCCGCAAGCCGCAGAGCGCCTAAGAAGGGTCATTGTCGAGCGCAACCGCATACAAGCATTGAATTCTGAGTGCTTCATTGCGCAAGTGGTTGATGAACTGACCTTTAGAAACAACCTCTGCACGACGTACAGCGTTTTGGCTATTGAGATCCGATACAAGGCAGACGCTGGTCCTGTGTATCGTTCGCCTTCGCCTTTGCGTGGTTTCATCTACAACAACACGGTCTACAAGCCAGATACATCACAAGCTGCTGGCCATGCGTTCATTCAGTTTGACCCAGATGTAACCGGGCCGTATCTGATAACCAACAACATTTGTTACACGCCCGGTTCGACTGGTGTTGCATTCATCAACCCTGCCAACCTCACAACCCCCGCGAACTACACCATCACAACCTGCACGACAGTGCCGCAAATGACAGCCAATAGACCGTGGGCTGCTGTTTCGCCAGTGGCTGCGGTGGACTTCACGCCATCAGCTTCATATGCTGTTGATGGTGGAACGTGGGTGCCAATCTATAAAAACTACTTCGGGACTACGAATAGTAATCCCCGTGAGATTGGAGCTATTTAATGCCAACCCTAGTCTTAAACACTACAGCGCAGACGCAAGACACGCGGATTGTCAAGCACAACGCAGGATCAAACTTTTCTGGCGATGCGTCACTCTATCTTGAGGCGGTATCAACTACCAACCAAGCGCGAATCATGGTCAAGTGGCTTGACCTAGTGCCTCCGGGTGGGACTGTTGTAGTTTCTTCTGCTTCGATTTCCTTCTTTAACGCAGACGCTGTTGGAGCTACAAGGGCCGTAGAGGTTCGCAAGTTCTTGCAGCCTTGGGGGTATACAACAACCACATGGAATAACAGAGACACTGGCACGCCTTGGGCGGTAGCTGGCGCTTTGGGTGGTGCGGAAGTTGATGCCACTGTCATAGCAACAGGGACAGCCCCAACAGGGGCGAACACAGGATTTACCCTGACTGGTGCTGGCCTTATTGCTTACTGTCAGTCGGTGATGAATGGCGGGGTGGATCACGGATTGCTTGTCAACCTGCTGGACGATGCAACATCTTGGGATGGTATTTCACGAAGGATTAGAAAATCCAGTTTTGGCACGCAAGCACAACGCCCAACCTTAACCATTGACTACAGCGTAACAACAACCGTTAACTGGACAATTAACAGCCCAACCGTCAACTCCGACGCTGGAACTGTGACCCTAGTTGTGACGCTAGACGGACCTGCCCCCGGTGGCGGGTTTAGCGGACTGGTAAACACCTACGACATTACAGCCGTTGCGGGAGTGGACTACACCGCGCAGGTAGATGTGCCATTTAGCATCGCGGCTGGACTGACGACTGGCAACATTGTTATCCCAATCCTGCCATAAAGGACTGACATGCAAGACGAAATCAACCCAGTAGACGAACATCGCCGATGGACCCAGGAGCTAAAACTCGCAGCCGATGAGGATAAGAAATGGCAAAAGCGCGGGGATAAGATCGTCAAGCGCTACCGTGACGAGCGCCAAGGCTATAGCGATGCAGGCAAGCGATACAACATCCTCTGGGCGAACATTCAGACGATGCTTCCTGCCTTGTATGGACGCACACCACGCGCGCAAGTAGAGCGCCGTTGGAAAGACAAAGACCCAGTGGGCCGCACAGCTTCGGTTATTCTTGAGCGTGCGCTGCAATACGAGATTGACCACTATGGTGACTTCGACAACACGAATAAACATGCGGTACTTGATAGGCTATTACCGGGACGCGGAACGGCATGGGTACGATTTGAAACGAAGGAAGTGGCGGAACCAGAGGTAATCGAGGAGCCTATCGAAGACACAATGGGCGAAAAGCCCGACGTTACCTACGAATGCACTCCGACTGATTACGTATTCTGGAAAGACTTTCGATGCTCACCCGCACGGACTTGGGATGAGGTCACATGGGTAGCCCGTCGCATCTACATGAGTCGCGCAGACGGTGTGGCCCGATTCGGTGAAGACTTCAAGGAAGTACCGCTGGCCCATGAACCTATTGGACTAGATGACCTGAGCAAAGCAGGAGCAAGCCAGTCCGAGCAAGAAAGCTTAAAGAAAGCCATTGTCTGGGAAATCTGGAGCAAGAGCGACAAGCGCGTCTATTGGGTAGCTGAGAGCCATAATAAGCTATTGGACAGCAAAGAAGACCCATATGGCTTGGATAACTTCTGGCCCTGCCCTAAGCCTTTATTTTCCACCCAGACAACAGACACCCTAGTGCCTGTTCCTGATTACGCACTCTACCAAGACCAAGCCGAAGAAATCGACATGCTGACGCAGCGTATCGGTATGCTTACCGAGGCGTTAAAGGTTGTCGGAGTGTATGACGCAAGCCAACCAGCTATTGCGCGAATGCTCAATGAAGGGGTAAACAACACCCTAATCGGGGTAGATTCGTGGGCGGCATTTGGTGAAAAAGGCGGTTTAAAGGGCACTGTAGACTTCCTACCGCTTGACCAAGTGGTATCTGCGCTCACTCACTGCTACACAGCACGGGAGCAAGCTAAACAGGTGGTTTACGAGGTTACCGGACTGTCAGACATTATCCGAGGCGCTTCTATGGCTTCCGAGACTGCGACAGCCCAACAGATCAAGAGCCAATACGCATCGCTTCGCCTAAAGCGGATGCAAACCGAAGTGGCGCAATTCTGTTCTGAGCTATTGAAGATCAAAGCCCAGATGATGTGCGACCTGTACAGCCCTGAGAGCCTGATTCAAATGTCAGGCATCATGGGGACAGATGACGCGCAATACGCAGAAGACGCCATTGCACTGATTAAACAGGAACCTGCGCGGTCATTCCGAATTGAGGTAGCCGCTGATTCTCTGGTGGAAATGGACGAAATCGGAGAAAAGCAGAGCCGCACCGAGTTTATGACCGCGTTTGGAGCCGTTCTCCGCGATGCCGTGCCAATGGTGCAAGCAGCCCCAGAAATGGGCGCATTGGTGGGCGAGGTTCTACAATTCGTAGTCCGTACCTTCAAAGGTGGGCGACAATTGGAAAACGTGCTTGAAACAACCATTGCCAAGATGAACGAGCCGAAGCCTCCAGCACCTCCACCGCCTGACCCCGAGCAGATCAAGGCTGAAAGCGCTATGCAACTTGAACAGGCCAAGCAATCCGCAATGGCGCAAACCGAGCAATTCAAAGCCCAGAATGCTCAGATGATGGAAGCCGCAAAGATGCAGCACGCTATCGAAATCGAGAAGATCAAACAACAGTTTGAGACAGAACGCACACAAATGCGCGCCCAGATCGACGCTGACACCAAACTGCAAATAGCAGCTATGAACGCGCAAGCTGCTGAAAAACCCGCTATCACAATGGACGTAGACGGAAAAGAGCAGCTAAACGCAGTGGGCGAGGAAGTCAAAGCAATGGCCTCTCAAGCTGTGGCAGGGGTTGATACTCAAGTCCAAGCAATCACCCAAGCGATGGCGATGCTGGCAGACGCAGTGCAACAAATGAACCGACCTAAACGCAGAATGGTGGAGCGTGGCCCAGACGGACGGGCTATCGGTGTAATCGAGGTTAGCGAGTAATGGCAACCGGACAGGGCACCATTACAATAGATTTCGGAGCTTTTCCGGGGTCTAACGAGGCTTCGGTATTTGTCCCAGACCAAGCAAATATTGGGATTGGAAGCAAGGCCGAATCATTCGTTATGGCAGACGATACGACCACAGACCACACAGCAAGCGACCACCGTTATTTTGCAGCGTTGGTTGGCTTGTCGTGCGGTACGCCAAGTGCAGGCACAGGTTTTACTATTTACGCCCGTAGCACTGAAAAGCTACAGGGAACATTCGCCCTTCGATGGGTCTGGGCAGATTGACCAATAAGGAGTTATTGAAATGGCACTTGATTCAAACATTGTCGGGGCACTATCCGGCACAGGCGCAGACGTAAACGCATCACGGCAACTGATGATTGTCCCAGAGACAAACGCAGCCGACAACGCGGACAACGTGGGCGCAATTCGCATCTTTGGCGAAAACGACGCTGGACAGATTACGGGCAGCCCTGACCTGTACTCCCCAGAGATCGACATTGATTACCGCATGCGCGTTGCCCAAGATTTGATTCTTGACGACGAGGTTTTCAACTACACCGCGCAGAACACGGGCAAGCACCTATACCAAAACACCACGATGACAGCGGCGTGGTCGGCTGGCAATCTGACACTTAACGCATCAAGCATCACTACTGCTGCAACAGCCGCGCAGGTGGCGACTTATGCCTGTTTTCCGAACAACGGCACCAACACACTCAGCGCTGACGTAGAGCTTTCATTCAGCAACCAGCCACAAACAAACGTCTTCATTGAGTTTGGCCTTGGCATTCCAGGCGCACAAGCCGCAGCCCCAACGGATGGCGTTTTCCTCCGCTTGAACTCTGCGGGCCTGCAAATGGTCACATCGAACAACGGCACAGAAACCAGCATTCCCGCTCCTTTGGCTGATGGCGCTGGCGTCTGGGCCTACACGATGGGCAAGAAATACCAGTTCATCATCTATCAAGGCATGACCAAGGCCGTGTTTTGGGTGAACGATGGAACAGGCGCGGTGGAGTTGGGTTCTATCCCACTCCCAACCAATCAGGGCCGCATGACCATGAGCCAAGGCTTGCAGTTCTTTGTGAAGCAACGGATTGTGGGAGGCGCAGCAGGTGGGGTGATTCAGACACAGGTTGGCGCTTATTGCGTTCGACTTGGTGGCTCTAACCTGACCAGCACATTCAGCACACAAGGCAACCGCATCTATGGCAGCTATCAAGGCGCATCGGGCGGCACGATGGGTGGCCTCGCGACCTATGTGAACAGCACCAACCCAACAGCAGCGGCACCGTCTAACACCGCGCTAACAGCTAACTTACCGGGTGGTTTGGGTGGTCAGGGTGCAGTCATTGCAGCAGTAGCAGCCGCAACGGATGGCATCTGGTCGAGCTACCAAGTGCCAGCGCTTACGGTGAACATCGCAGGGCGTCGCCTTGTATTGCGTGGCCTCAAGCTAGATTTGGTGAACTTGGGCGCAGCGGTGGCAACGACAGCGACCACAATCCAATTCTCGCTTGCCTTTGGTCATACCAACGTATCACTGGCGACAACCGAAGCAGCAGCGGCCAAGGCTCCGCGACGCTTGCCAATCGGTATCGCTACATGGCCTGTAGGTGCTGCCATCGGAGCCGGGCCGCAGTCTGGGCCAATCTTCCTAGACTTGGGTGATGCTCCGGTATTTGTAAACCCCGGCGAGTTTGTTGCACTGGTTGGTAAGTTCTTGGTTGGCACGGCTACAGCTTCGCAAGTGATTAACTTCACTTACACACCTATCTACGGCTGGGAATAAATGTCCTTATTGCTTGCGCTAACGGCGGTTGAGCCTCCCATTGTGGAGGACTCACACGATGGCTATTGGTACAAGCAATGGGAAAAGCTGCACAAAAAGAAACCAAAGCTAGAAGAAGTAATCGAGCTAGTGCAAGAACGACCAGCTACGGCTCTGGCGGAGGTTAGAGAAGCAGTAAAGCGCGAATATCCAACGGTGGATTATCGGGAAATTGCCAAGAATGTAGCCCTGCAACGCTTTATTGCCGAACAAATACTAATCTCGCTAGAATTGCGCAGAATCGCAGACGACGAAGACGATATAGAACTATTGATGCTCCTATGACAGATAAAGAACAATGGTTAGAGTTTTGGAATCTCTCAGGCGAAGAGGGCGAGAAGCAATGGCAAGCCAAGCAGGAAATGCACGCACGGCCTCCAAAAGTCAATTACGTCATACCCGATATTGGCGGATATAAATCCATGCAAACGGGCGAATGGATTAGCTCCAGATCAACTCACCGGGCGCATTTAAAGCAACACGGCTTGATTGAATTGGGAAATGAGAAGCTAACGCCACAAAAGCCCAAAGCTGACCCAACAGTTAAACGAGACATTATTAACGCAGTCAACCGCGTTTTAGGCTAATTCACAACCACTAGGAAAACCCTATGACAGACCTTCGCACAGCCTTAGAGTCAGCTTTTGAAGAAAAGCCAGACGATACTCCCCCAGTTGAAACTGTAGCCAATACACCAGAGCCAGTCACTCAGGATAAACCCCTAGAGACAACTGCTGAACAACGTGCTAGGGATGAGGCGGGACGGTTTGCCGCAAAGGATACGCAGAATGTGCGTATCCCTACAGAGGGCGATGCCGGAAATCCGGCAACGGAACCCAAGCCAATCAAAGCACCGTCTAGCTGGAAACCTGCGGCGCAAGAGGCTTACCTCAAGGCAGAGCGAGGCGAAGCGCTGACCCCAGAGGAAGTGCGGATTCTGACTAACGAGGCAAACCGCCGTGAATCTGACTTTCACCGGGGAGTGGAAGAATTTAAGACCCATGCCCAAAAAGCTAAGGCTTACGAGTCGGTAATCGCACCTTATCAGCAGACATTCCAGAGTTTGGGAGTAGACGCTCCAACTGCTATCGGTGCCTTACTGAAAGCAGATCACACGCTGCGATATTCTGACCCTGCGACTAAAGCGCAGTATTTCCAGCAACTGGCGCAGCAGTATGGTATTAACTTGGAGCAGATTCAAAACCCGCCCCAGTATGACCCGCAAACCCAGTATTTAATGCAACAACTAAATGAATTGCGCCAAAGTCAGCAACAGTGGCATAATTCTATTCAACAGCAAGAGCAAACCCGCGCTAATCACGAGTTAGAGCAGTTTTCTCAAGCAGGTAACGCACATTTCGATGCTGTGCGGGGTGATATGGCAGATTTGCTAGAGACTGGCAAAGCCACATCGCTACAAGACGCATACGAGAAGGCTGTTTGGATGAATCCAGACATCAGGCAATCCCTGATTGAACAGCAACGGTTAGATGCTCAGAAAAAAGCAACGGCGGAAGCCCAAGCCCTACGCGCAAAATCTGCGGCGGTATCGGTAAAAGGTTCTAGTCCAAGCGCTGGCGGCGTTCAAACCAACGGAAGCGATTTGCGTTCTTTGATCGCAAGTCAATTTGGCTAATTCAAGCATGAACGTATGAACAAGCAAGAGCCTTCTGGTATTTACAAGATAACCAACTTGGTTACTGGGAAATGCTACGTTGGCTCTGCTGTAAACATTAAGCGTCGCTGGTCAGAACACAGAACAGCGCTGAAAAACAACAAACACCATAGCAAGCATTTGCAGCGAGCATGGATTATGTATGGTGCAGATTCCTTTGAATTTGAAGTTTTGGAAAAAGTTGAAAAAGAGCTTTTAATTCAAAGGGAGCAGTATTGGATTAATACATTGTCTGCATATGGCAATGACGGATACAATACAAACCCAAAAGCTGCATCAAGTCTTGGCGTTGTCAGAAGTAGCGAAACCCGCGAAAGAATATCGGCGAGCAAGATTGGTACAGAGCCTTGGAATAAAGGCATCAAGACAGGGCCTCAGTCACCTGAGCTTGTCGAAAGGCGAGTCGGAAACTTGCGCGGAATCAGCAGACCTGATTCAGTGAAAGAGAAGATTAGCAAAACAAAGAAAGCAAATGGCTCGGTGCCTACTGCTTTCGTATTGGCTAAATCGGCTGAAGTTAGAAAACGCAATGCAGCGTTGAGGTTATTGGGACAACTCCCGCCCTTGTACGATGATGAGCGAAGAAAACAAGTCGGTGCCGCCATTAGTGCCGCCAAGAAAGCTGCTTTTGCAGCCAGACAAGCGGGAAAACTTTTGAACAAGTAAAGGAACTTTAAAATGGCTACCTTCGCAAATTTGAGCGATATAATTTCCACCACAATTCAATCTCGTAGCGGAACCCTCGCAGATTCCGTCACCAAAAACAACGCACTTCTGGCAAAGCTGAAAGAGCGCGGCAACGTCAAGCCGTTCTCTGGCGGTAACGTGATTTTGCAGGAACTGATGTACAACGATGCTTCTACCCAGAATGCATCTTCGTATAGCGGTTACGACAATATCGACAT